TTGTCAAAATGGCACACTCAGATAAAATAGAATGGCACAAACATGAGAGTGGTAACTGGCCGGGTATGAGGTCTCAAGCGTTGCATGTATTAGACAAAGAGTTTTGGGCAAACATGATTAAGAAGTATTTAAATGTCTTTTGGACAAATGATGAAATGAACTCACAAGATATTCGTTTTGAAGCAAGTAGTTTCTTTCAGCGTATATCAAATGAATACACAAATGGTTGGATACATTCTGACTTTCCAGATGTTCATACAACAATACTCTATCTGACACCAAACGCAGACCCTAAATCAGGTACGGCAATATACATGCCAAAAAATATTAATACAATGGTCAAACATACAGATGTAAAACAAAAGTATTATCGTGGCGAAATGACGAAAGAAGAACAACAACCTTACCTCGTAGAACACAATAAAGGTTTCGTTGAAGATTGTTTCTTTGCCAATAAGTATAATCGTCTCATAGGTTTTGATAGTCGTTTATGGCATGGCGTGAAAGAGTTTGATACAAACACAAAAGAAGAACGATTAACAATTGTTACCTTCATTCACAAAGTTATTGCACACGGACTACCAATGAACAGAATGAGAAATGTACCGTTGACAAGAGATTTAAATTTACCACAACTAGATATAGTATAGAAAATTTATTTACACATATTGAACAGGATATGGACAAAACTCTTATATATAGCATGCTGCTCTTTCAGACCACTAACCTCAACCACCTATGAAACTCCTCTCTGCCAAACATATAGAGTTTCCTGAATACCACAAGGTCTACAATCTGAGTATGCTCGGCAACAAAACGAATTATCACAACCCAAACGATAAACAAAAACACAATCTATCAAAGTTATTTGAAAGTTTAGATAAACATGGTATGACACACCCTATCATTATATCTTGGAACGCATATCAAGTATCTGTCGGACATCAACGAGTATGGTATGCTAAATCAAAAGGGTACACACACATAGATTGTTACCATGTAGAAAATCAAACACAATGGGAAAAAGTTTTTAATCATACAGCGAATGAGGAATATTTAAAATGATTGAAGTTAATAATTTTTTACCACAGAATGAGTTTGATAAATTAAAAACATTAATTACAAAGGAAGAATTTCCTTGGTATCATATTCAATCTATGGTAGTAGATAAGAAAGATAACTTAGGTTACTTTACTCATTCTTTCTATAATAATAATTTGATTAATAGTAATTATTATTCTGACTACATAGTACCAATACTCAACAAACTAAATGCAAAGGCAGTTGTTGAAGTACGGTCTAATTTATTTCCATCTGTGTTCTTTAATAAATCAGAATGGCATGTTGATAGAACTTTTAATTGTAAGACGGCAATATTATATTTAAATACTTGTGATGGTGGTACAGAATTTAAAATGAACATACATAAATTTATTCAAGCGGAAGAAAACAAAATGGTAATCTTTAATTCTAGTTTAGAACATAGAGCATGTACATCAACGAATACTGATTATAGATATATCATTAACTTTAACTATTATGATTGAAGTAAGAAAAACAGATAAGTATAAGTCTATGCTATTCAATGATGAGTTTATACAAGGTCGTGTCAATGCGTCTGGTTCAATAACACTATTGTATATGAAAGAAATAATGAAAGTGTTTAATCATGTAGAGAATATCAAACATGTTTGTTTACTAGGTCTTGGTGCAGGTAATTTACATACAGAAATATACAATAAGTTTCCAGATGTAAAGATAGATACAGTTGAAATAAATCCAGAAGTGATAGAAGTTGCACACAAAGAATTTAATTTACCAAAGTCAAAACGCCTTCGTATTATACAAGGTGATGTCCATGATTATATCAATGAAGTACATAACTATGATGTAGTAATTGTTGATGTATATGACGCAGATGGTCAAGTGATGTTAGACAATCGTTGGTTACGACAACAAGGTAAATGTATTGTCTATAATAGTTTAGTCAACAAGGACACTTATGCAAGTTATATGACTGAACTAAATACTTTGTACGATAGAGTACACGAACAATATAAACCTAAACTCTCAAGCGAGGAGTATAATCATATCGCATTTTGTTTTAATGACTAAAAAAATTTTAGAAGCGAAAGAGATTACTCATCCAGATTTATACCAAATCTTAGACCTTAACGAAGTAACATTTAAATGGGACAAAGTACAAGGTGACTGGAGAAAGTTTGCAGATAGTCAAGGTATTAATTATAAAAAATTATTTGATAACATGGCAGAAAATGGTATGAAACATCCTGTAATGGTACGAAAAATAAATGAACTATATCGTAAATGGCAAGCAGGTGGTCGTAGAATTATATGGGCAAAGTTAAATGGTTATACTCATATAGGTGCATATGTTTTAACAACACAAGAACAAGTTGATGAAATATATGCGGCTCAATATGATGAAAGTTATAAATAATACTACGAGGAAAAAAACATATGTTAGAAGTCGTACTAATGGCATACGCCATAACAATAATAGGTGGATTAATAATACAGTCCACAGGACTATCATCCATCTAAAATCAATCACATTGTACAAAGGAGAAATCTAATGAAAAAATGGATTAATAATATTGACGCATGGAAAGATTACGGTTTGCTTTTATTAGCTGTAGTGCTTTTTACAGGCGTTATGGCACCACTTACAGTAGTTAAGTGGGGTTTAATTGCTTGGGTCGCTTCCAATTTTTGGGCGAGATACAAAGCATAACAAAAAGGAAAATTAAATGATTAAGAAATTAATATATGTTGTTATAGTTATAGCAGCGTTTACTCTTGGTCACCACTATGGCGAGGACGCCGCTAGGTTAGTAGATAATGTACCTTTACCAAAAGTTACAATTGAAATGCCAGCGACAGAACCTACTGTAGTTGAATAGATTAAAATAAAAAAAAAGGACATCCTCACTTTTGTTTCAAAGGTACTTGGATGTCCTTTTTGTATTTTGTGTGTACGCTTTATCGTACTTGTTGCCTGTCCCATAGTGCTAGACAGATTACTTACTCTCACTTTTATTTCAAAGATACTTGAGCTTTCACCTATACGCCTGTACAACGCCCTACAGGATAAAAACCGTTAGGTCTTATATCTATCACATATCAGCAACAACTCCTTTCGTTGTGGTTGTTATCACTTGGTCAAAGTATGCCCAATATTCGCCTTCACTTTCACCAAAAGTTACATCTTTGTAACTTATAGAACCTAAGTAACCCATGTCTGTATCATACTCTTTTAGTTTGATACCTAACTCACCAGCAGGGTCTGATGTCGTAAGTCCTATAGAAATGTCTGTAATTATTCCGTCTCTATTGATACCTCTTTTAGAAATCTCAACTTTATCACCTATCTTAATAATCATAATATAAAAATCTTTCTGTTATAAATTAGTATTGTCTTCAACATAGTCAGCAAGGTCAGTAAACTTACTATCTAAGTTAGTAGTGTCACATTTAACTTCATGTTTGTTATTGAAGTCATTAATTAACTTAGTCATATCAATATTACATTGAGCAAGTAAACTATCGCATTTATTGTGTAACTCAGCAACAGCATTGAGTGTCTGTATCTTATTCATAATATAACCTTTCGTTTAATATGAGTATACCATATCATATAAATACTTTAAAGTCAAGCGTTATATTGACTTTTTTAATTAAGTGCGACATCCTGACACAGGTTTGTTCACTATTTGTTCTTTTTGAAAGGAGAATATTATGGGATTTTTAACTAAATTATGGACTATGACAGATAGTCTATGGAAACCTAAACCGTTAGTGTTAACGAAAGACATGGAAGTCAAACCAAAGAAGAAAAAGAAATCAACTAAAAAAAAATCAACTAAAAAAAGGAGTTAACATGAATTGCGACAACTGTGGTCATCCTTCACATTGTGGAACACCCTTAATGAAGACCAATGAGGGTAGTGAGTATGAAGTTTGTAAACATTGTAGATGTGAGGAGTGTACTCCAAAGGAATAAATTATGCCAAGAATGAGGGAGTTTACCTTTAATAATGGAAAAGAAGATAAAATAATAGAAGCAATGTCTTATAAGAAAGCCGTGAAGTCTTATCAGTCAGGTGCAAATAGAAAAGAAGACGGCGATACAGTTAATGTTTACTGGTTAAGTAAAAAAGGTAAAGAAGAAAGTTTAGTACAGAAATTACCTTTAGGTAGAAAAATTAGGCAAGCAGAAATAATTGAGAGAGAAAAGGCGGCACTTAAAGCAGCTAAAGCAGCAGGTGGTAGATAATGGCAAAGTTAGCAAAATCATTTGTACCTCATGTTTCAACACCTAAGAAGACTAGTCAAGGTAAAAGAAAAGGTGTATCTTTCTCTACTATGAACAAAGCTAAGAAACGAGATTTCAAAGCATACAAAGGACAAGGTAAATAAATGGGTCAACCAGTTATACGTTCAGGTTTAGATAAACATGCTGGGCATGCCAGTCCTACTCCTAACCCTTTTCATCAAACAGCATACACAGGTGGGTCACCTAATGTCAATACTAATGGCGCTGCCACTATTCGTAAAGGTGACGCCACTTCTTGTGGAGATCCTGCCGTAGGTGCGAGTTCTACTGTATTTGTAAACGGTAAAGGTGTTCACAGGAGTGGTGACGCAACAGGTGGTCATGGTAGTTGGGTACCAAATAGTGCAACAGGTGGAAGTTCTAACGTAAACGCTGGATAATCTTTATAAATAGTCGTATGGCTATTACACAATCAGGTTATAGAGACGCTCAAACTACTAATGCTTCAAGTAGAAGTGTTAGATTATATAAGGATTTAGCATTATCTTTTGAGAGAAATGATAATACTAAAGATATAATAGTTAAGAAAGACATAGAGGCAGTAAAACAATCTGTCAGAAATCTTATATTAACTAATCATTTTGAAAGACCTTTTCATCCTGAGATAGGATCAAATGTTACAGCAGTATTATTTGAACCAATGAACCCTATCACAGCAAATAGTTTAACAAGAGTAATAGAAGAAACAATTGTAAACTTTGAACCAAGAGCAAGACTAGTATCTGTTAATGCTATTCCTAATCTGGCACAAAATGCTTACAATGTAACAATAAGTTTTTATGTAGTGAACATACCAGGCGAGTTGGTAGAGTTAACTACACTACTAGAAAGAAGTAGATAATGGCAACGAACAAAAAACTAGAAGTAACAGATTTAGATTTTGATACAATCAAAACTAATCTTAAAAAATTTTTAAGACAACAAGACCAATTTACTGATTATGACTTTGAAGGTTCTACAATCAGTTCATTGTTAGATGTTCTAGCATACAACACACACTACAACGGCGTTTATGCCAATGTTCTTGCCAATGAAATGTTTTTAGATAGTGCTGATATGAGAAACAGTATTGTCTCACATGCTAAACATGTAGGTTACACACCAAGAAGTGCAACAGCACCTTATGCTGATGTTAACTTAGTTGTTAATAACGCCACTGGTGCAACTTTAACTGCCGCTCAAGGTACAACATTTACATCTACAGTTGATGGCGTGTCTTACAACTATATTGTAAAAGAAGATACTACAACTACACCAGTTGATGGTGTTTATACATTTAAGAATTTAGAATTATACGAAGGTACTTTAGTTACAAACAAATATACAGTTAACACAACAGACGCCAATCAGCGTTTCTTAATTAAGAATGATATGGCAGACACAACAACTTTATTAGTTAAAGTTCAAAACAGTTCAACTGATACTACTACAACAACATATGCATTGTCAACAGACTTAGCAGATGTATCAAGTACATCAGCAGTTTATTTTTTAGAAGGTGCTGAAGACGAACAGTATGAAGTTGTATTTGGTGATGGTGTTTTAGGTAAAGCATTATCAACAGGTAATATTGTTTCACTTATATACATAGTTACTAATGGTTCAGATAGTAATGGTGCTAGTTCATTTGCATTATCTGGTAATGTAGGTGGTTTTACTGATGTCAGTTTAACTGTAAACACAAACAGCGTTAACGGTGCAGACCCGGAAAGTCCGGCAAGTATTCGTTTCAACGCACCAAAACAATTTGCCACACAAAATAGGGCAGTAACGGCGAAAGACTATGAAAGTAAAGTTAAAACAATTTATTCAAATGCTAAATCAGTTCAAGTATGGGGTGGTGAAGATAATGAAACACCCGTTTATGGCAGAGTATATATCTCTATCAATCCTGTTGCTGGTGCTACACTTACAGAAGCAACTAAGTCAGATATTATAACTCAACTAAAAGATTTTAATGTTGCAAGTATCACACCTGTAATTGAGGATCCAGAAACAACATTTATACAACCAACTGTAACTATAAGGTATGACGCTAAGTCAACTACTAACACAGCTGCAAGTATTAAGTCATTAGTACAAACAGCAATAACAAATTTTAATACAGATAACTTACAAGAGTTTGACCAAGTATTCAGACATTCTAAATTTATTGAAACAGTAAACAAAGCAGACGATAGTATTTTATCAAATATCACAACACTTAAATTACACAAAGCATTTACTGCTACGGTATCAAGTTCAACAACATATACAATTAGTTTTAATAACGCATTATATAATCCACACTCTGGTCACAATTCAGACATGGGTGGTATATTATCTTCTTCTTCGTTTAAAGTATCTGGTGATACTACAAATGATTATTTTTTAAATGATGACGGACAAGGTAATGTAAGATTGTATTATGTCGCAGGTGGTGTTAATGTTTATACAAACAATACACAAGGTACAATAGACTATACAACAGGAAAAATAACTTTAAATAGTTTACATATTTCTGAGGTTGGTAATGTTGACGGTGCCACTTCTACTACCATTAGACTAACAGTAGTACCTAATTCAGTTGATGTAGTTCCAGTTCGTAATCAAGTTATACAAATAGATGAAACAAACACAACTGTTACTGTAACTGCTGATGACTACGATACTACATCAGGTATAGGATACACAACAGCGACAAACTATGCGAGTTAGTAAATGGCAAAATTTGACAAAAAAATAAGTAACTTAGTTTCACGGCAGTTACCTGCCCATATACAGGCAAATCATCCACTATTAGTAGAGTTCGTAAAACAGTATTATGTTTTTATGGACTCAGCACAAATCACTTTATCAAGTGTTAGTGCCTCTGACCAAATAATATTAGAAGCTGCAACTGGTGGGTTTGTTGCCTTAAATGCAACTAACGAATTTGGTAAAGACGCAGGTGATTATATTCTTAGTGAACAAGAGAGTATAGGTGAGTTTACAAAAGGTGAAACTATTACAGGTGCCACTTCAGGTCAAACGGCAACTATACTTGCTGAAGATACAGACGCATTAAAATTATATGTTACAGAAAATAGTTTATTCGTAACAGGTGAAACTTTAACAGGTAGTACATCTGGTGCTCAAGGTATTCTATCAAGGTACAGACCAAACCCTAACGCACACTTAACACAACTGTTAGAGTATGCAGACGTTAACGATACTATAGATGATTTCTTTAAACAATTTAGAAATACATTTTTACAAACTTTACCAAACACACTTACAAATGGTTTAGATAAAAGACAACTAACAAAAAATATTATATCATTATACAAAGCAAAAGGTACAAAAGCGGCAAATGAAATATTTTTCCGTGCCTTGTTTAATGAAACTCCAGAATTATATTACCCTACAGTAGATATGATGAGAGTATCAGACGGTAACTTTGATACTGAACAAATACTTAAAACAACACTATCAGCACCTTCTGATGGTAACATGAACAATCTAGTAGGTAAAACAATTACACAAGCAGACATAGTAGGTAATGATACAGTAGATATTGCCAGTTCAGTTGTTGAGAAGGCAACAATATCTACGATATCGTTAAATGGTGTTTCGCATGATGTTGCTACATTTGTTTTAAATAAAGATAGTACAACTGGTACATTTTCAAGTAGTGGAGGTGACGCATTAGTTTTAGATACAGCTGCTGATGAAAATGATAATTTAATTTTAGATGGTACAGATAGTTCATCTACAAATGCAGGTGATAGATTAATACAAAATACTAAATCAATATTTTCTGGTACAGATAATACAGATAGTGATGTTACTATAGAATGTAATGTTGAAAGTATATTAGATGATGTTGATGTTACAGCACCTGGACAATATTACTCTGTAGGTGAAAACATAAACTTTACAAAAGAAAAAGGTGGTACAGGTGCCATTGCACAAATAGAACAAGTTACATATGGTGTTATTGATAGTGTACAAATAGAAAATGGTGGTTCAGGTTACGCAGTAGGTGACGCATTATCAGTTGTAAATCCTACAAGTGGTGATGGTCTTGCAGGTACAGTTGCAGTTGTCAATGGTGGTTTTACTTTAGAAGGTGATACACATGATGACGGTATTCTTTTATTAGAACAAGGTACAGATTTTCAACTTGTTATGGAAGCAGCGACAAACAGTTCTTCAAATGATATAACAAGAATTAGATTGTCAAATAAAGGTGGTGGTTATCTTTCACTACCAACTGTAGGTGTAACTTCATCAACAGGTTCAAGTGCTCTTGTATATCCTGTATCTTCAAGTGTAGGTAAAGCATTATCTGCTAAAGTTATTGACCATGGATTTAGATACGAGACACCACCTGAAGTATCGCCAAAACTTCATATACAAATTGATACACTATCAAGTAACTTTAGTTCTGGTGAAACAGTCACAGCTTCGTCTGAGGATTATATGGCGTTAGAGGCATATGAACAAATAGATTTCCCAATATTACTAGAAGACTTTAGACAAGCAGTAATTAGATTAGAAGATTTTGAAAGAGGTGACTTAGTTACGGAAGATGGCGAACAATTTGCATTAGAAGAATTTGTATCAGGCGCCGTACCAGAAAGTGCAAGTCCAGATTTCTTACGAGACGAAACAGATAACGACAGAATTGTATATAACGAATATGTATTAAAAGATAATACAGATTATATTGTGTTGAATGGCACAGATGGTTCATCTACAAATGCAGGTGGTAAAATACAAAGAGACGACCAAGAAACAGCGTCAGGTACTTTTGAAACTTTTGACGCAGCTACAAACATTCTTACACTAAAAGAAACTACAGGTACTTTTGATGACAAAGTTACAATCACAGGTTCTACATCAGGTGAAACGGCAAGAGTAAGAAACTATAATCCACAAGATACAAAAGCAAGTATGACTGCCACAGTAGGTACTGCCATAGAAACAGATGGTAGTAATACAGGTGTTGATGGACAGTTATCAGAAAGTACAAAGAAAGTACAAGACAGTTTATACTACCAAGATTATTCATACATTATTAAAGTTGGAGAAAGTATTACTGAATGGAGAGATTATCTTAAATCTGCCATACACCCTGCCGGTTTTTATTTCCAAGGGGAAGTTGCAATCAAAACACAATTGAATGCTAAGATGAAAACTGGATATACTAGAATATCTGGTCTTACTGAAACAGATGAAGTTGTTGAAATACTATCTGTTATCTTTAGTGAGAAGATTGGTAGAAGACTTGGTACGCCAACTGATGGCACAAGTTTAAGAAGTACACCTCAATTAGGTATAGAGGGTAGTGCTTCGTTTGGTACTACAAGAGATATTACACTTAATCAGGCGATTACTCTTAAATTGCCACAAGATAGTGACACTTCATTTAGGTCAACAACTGTAGGACAAGGATTTGTATATGCAGGTCCTCGTATGAAAACTATAGGCAATCTAGTTTCAGGTGCCTTTGACCATACACCTGATAGAATATTATTAAATACATCAGCAGATGAGAATGACGGATTGTTATTAGAGGACGGTGGAGATATGAAACAAGAATTAGGTCTACGAGATATGGATAGTGGTATCACAATTGCTACTATAAATAGTATTAAATTAACAGGAACAGGTAGTACATCATTGGATGGTGAGGCAAATAGAATAGATGATTTCAGTACAGGTCTTAAAACTAACTTTACTATACCTGCTCAAATAAAAACCTCGCTTGGTTAAACTGAGCGTATAAATAGTTTATGACGGAGAATAAATGCCAGCAATAATAACAAAAGATTTCAGAATACAAAACGCTAACCAGTTTAGTGAGAGTTTCAGCGAGAGCGCAGACACATATTATCTCGCAATAGGTAGACCACAAGCGTTTGCCAATGACCAAGCATTCAATGATGGTACAGATACATCACCTCCAACACCAGTTGATAGTGTAGGTAGTGTAGATTACTATGTTTATGATGATTTAATGAGTGCAAAAAAGATTACAAGTTCAAATGTATCAGCAG